TGGGCGAAATGCTCGTCACAAAAACCATTCACGGCTTAAAACCACAATACCTGGCGATTAGCTGCTTTGGTAGCAGGAGCAATCCGCAGCAAACCAGCCTCCAGCCTCAGGGAAGTCAAATCCACAACTGCCATTTGCCCAATGGATACAAGATGCACATGTCAGGCTCGCTTCTACTTTTGGCTTTGGTGCTGATGAGAACCGCTTTCTGCCAGTTAATTCTTGAAAAAGTTTTTGACTAATTTCATAGGTCGTTTCCCGAAACCCACAGCGACTGCACAGTTTGCGTCTGCGTCTTGCGAAAGCAGTAGTTCTGCTTTCTAAAACAAACACGGCCAACGATCCGCATTGAGAACAGTTGCTTGGCAATGCAGCACGAGCCCTAGCCGCCTCAATGTTGCTAGCCATTGATGCAGGATATGCAATTTACATGCGACAGCTCAATTAATTTCCAATCATCGATACCATGCTGTTCGGCAAACAGTTGAACACTCGCTGCTGATGCAAATGGGCCAGCGTGCCATAAGCCAAAACAAAATGCGTAATACATAGCTAGTAATACTGAACGTAGATTTCCGCTTGCCACAAATCGTTTGTCATTCGACAAATTGTGCCATTGCGTCCGCAAGCTTGATAGAAGGGTTCTCCGCTGGAATCGCACAGAACATCAATCCATTTTCCCTCGCCCCTGTCCATATGGGCTAAGACTTTTCTTGTTTTGTTCATAAAGACTGCACCTTGATGCGTAAAGCCCGTTGTTTTGCAGCGCTTCAGGAAACCCAAGACTGCACTCATTGGTGCGGGGCAACCAGTGATGGCAAAACCAGCAACGTGCTTTTGCGTCGATTGCCTCTCGCGCCTGCTCAACCGGCAACTTGTCCCGCAGAGCAATGTAATGATACTGCGCCCGGACAAAAGCCTGCCGGATGTCGGGCGTGCATAAGTCAATGACAATCGCGTCAGTGCCAGGGAACTTGTACCTTGCACTCCAGTTCTCTGATAACTTTAGTCGTTCAATAATTAACCGACCGTTGCGCAAGCAAATCATTCGTCTTCGCCGTATGCAGGGGCATGAAAAATCTTCTCAAGCAACATGCTTGGCGGCTCATTAGTTTGTTCATCGAAGGACGGATCGGTAGTGTCTTGGAAGACACTAACTGTGTCGGTGCCAAATTGCTTGACAGCGATCAACCCAACACGAGGGCTGCTCAAAACCCAACGCAAAAATGCGTTTTCTAATGGAGAAAGAAAGTCAGCACTCATTGGGGGTCAATCCATTTGATCTCATTCCACCAAGGCATCCAAGTCAGTGAGGCCTTGGCTTTAGCCTCAAAGAGGCTGTGTGCCCAGATACACTCCAACACATTAGCGGATGGAATCTCAAAATAAAACCGGCGCATTGTTAGGCCGTCAAAAATCAAAGTCATTGTGCTCCAATGGTGTAACGAAGTCGGGTTAACTTATCCTGCAAGATGTCAGCTAAATTAGTAAGCATGATTATCTTGCGGCCAGTGTCTTTTATTGCCTGGCTTGAGGGCCAGCCATAGCAACTGTCTGGCACCTGTATCTCAAGGGTATTCTGGACATGATTGCAATCATGGCACCGACGCTTGCGCATGGTTGCACCGTCCGGTGTCCTGTCAGTGCAGATAGCCCGCATATCTTTTGACCCGCAGTTAGGACATTTCATGCTTAGAAAAACGAGTCCATTTCAGGTTCGCTGATTGCGCTGCCCGGAAATGCTTTTGCCAAGTTGGTTGCAGCCTCACCTGCGGCAAGTTTTTGCTCCACAGCTTTTTGGGTTTTGTAGTCAGGCTGAATTGTCAAGCCAATGTACTTAACGCCGTTGGTACTAACATTGTTGTAGCCCGACACCTTGACAGCAATTTCATTCCTGTCGTTAAGAGGTGCGTTCATGATGTAGCTAGCAAAAGCCAGCCGGTCCTCGTCTTTGATGCCAAAGCTCCCATCGACCTCGGGGTACTTTTTAGTTTCGTCAAACTTGTCACCCATTAGCTTTTGCAGCTTCTCGCGGGTGTTCTTAAAGATTGCGCCCTTAGCGATGAAAGTCATGGTTCGTGAGTAATGAGGTTGGCCTGCTCGTATTGCTCTACCTCGGCCAAGGAGTAGAGCACGTTGCCTTCAATCCTGGTAAAGAATGGCCCTTTACCAACCTTGCGCCATTTGATCAAAGTGTTTTGGTGAATGTGCCATCTATCCGCCAGTTGGGGTGTCGTAAGAAATTCAGAGGAGGTCATCGTCTTCAGTCGGAGCAATCTTGGCGTTTAGGTCACTTAAAGAGATCGCAGGCTTTTGAGCTTGGACCTTTACCTCCTGCACGTCAATGACCTCTTCTTGGCTTTGGATGCCCACCAGCAGGTCTGGGATAAACATCCGGCCAAAGAACGAAGCTGCTCGATAGCGAAGCATAACTTCGCCCATCGAACCCCATTTTGCGTTCTTAGTCCAGCCTTCTTTACGGGCCATCTCAAGGGACACGGTTGGCCCCTTGGCTTCATTGCCGGTAGATACGTTGACAGCAGTGCAGTAACAAGCCATCGCATCACCAGTGCCCGTCACAACAAAGTCAAAATCCTTGAAGCGACCGCAGCCCTGAATTAGGCCAATGATGAACTGGCTGCTCCAGCTTGGGCGGCCATGGATGATGTTTAAGTTTTGCATCACTTGGAAGATGCCCATGCCCATCCGGTTAGCGATCTCAAGCGCCACCAAGCAATTGGCGAAACCCTGCTGGCCTTGAAACTGAGGCGGGATCAAGGTGCTGCTAGCAAGCGCCTTGCAGATGCGTTGCGCATCCTCAAACTGCTGGATGCCACCAAACACTGAGGTGGTGGCTAGTGCTGTGGAGTCAGTCATCAGTAAAACTCAATCTCAGTTGGTGGTTGCTGGGTGCTGCCAGGCTTAAGCCAGCTCGGCAGGCTGATCGTCTCAATCTGATCGCTGTAGCCAGGCCATGAGTTCGTCTTCTTGCAGGTGGCAAGCACATCAAGCTCACGCAGCGCCTGACGCCACCCTTGCTCGATCATCTCTTGATCGGCTGCCATCACTGAGACGGCGTAAGGTGCCTTTTTCTCCACGCAGCAAAAAATAAACTGCTCTGGCCTGATGCCTGTGGCGCCCTCCAGCACGTTCACATAGAACCCGGCTTGGACCCAATACCTCCATTGCGAAACCGATTTGGCGAACCCACGGGCCGATGCGTCCTCTGTGGTCTTTAGGTCAACCACGATCTTGCCGTCATTGGTCAACCAATCAGGGCGGCACTTCAGCTCAAGCCCCAGCACAGAATCTGAATAGAAATGACTGGTCTCTGCTTTGCCGGGCAGGCTTAGCAGCATTGCTGCCGCAGGATGGGTGTGGACTGCGCGGCCCATTGCCATCACCTGCTCAGCATCGTCTGCTGTGATCAAGGTTTTGCCTTTGGTGTCAGCCTCAAATGCTGCCCATAGCTCCTTGCCTGCCTTGGTCCGACGATCAATGCCGAACGGGGATACGGCAATGTCTTGATCCCAGCGGTCAAGCTCCAGAACATGCGTGTGCAAGGCAGTGCCAAGCCGCATTGCTGCCGTTGGCTCTGTCGGCACTCGCTTAGGGTCCAAATAGGTAGACCAATAGTGCAAGGGGCTGCGAGCGATCAGGTCAAGATGCGACTTGCTGATCGCTGGGTGCGCGTGGTACTCAGCGTTGTCCATGGGGTCTTGCGGGTTGCTCTGGCATCCTATAGCATCAGGTAACCCTAGGCAACCCTATGCAGCTAAGGCAATATCAGACTGACGCAGCCACGGCCCTCGTTGCCATCCTCCAGCAGCACCGCGTCGCCTACCTGCGCGGTGAGGTGCGGGTCGGCAAGACCCTCACCGTCCTTCATGCCCTCAAGCGGCTTGGCGCCCAGTCATGCCTCATCGTCACCAAAAAAAAGGCGATCCCATCCATTGAGGCGGATTGTGACGCCATTGGGCTGACAGACACCGTTGAGGTGACAAATTTTGAGCAGGTGCCAAAGCGGGCCAACCGCTTCTACGAAGTGTTGGTGGTCGATGAGGCCCATGGCGTTGGCGCCTACCCAAAGCCATCCAAGCGCTGGCATGACCTCAACACAATTCGTTACAAGTACATCATCCTTATGTCTGGCACGCCTTCGCCAGAGTCATATTCCCAGCTCTACCACCAGTTCGCGCTGGCGCCACAACCCTGGTCCTACACCAACTTCTACAGCTGGGCCAAGGCTGGCTACGTCACCATCGGCACCAAATACGTTGGATCGGGCCAGCAGGTTAATGACTACACCAACGCCAACGAGGCCCGCATCCTTGCTGACATCGAGCCCCTTACCGTCACCGTCACGCAGCAGCAGGCAGGCTTCACCACCACGATCGACGAGCAGGTTCACACCGTCAAAATGAGCAGGCGCACTTACCGCCTTGCCCTGCGCATCATTAACAATGGCGTCATCGGGCGCCCGGATTGCCGCTCAGTTCTTGCTGACACTGGCGCCAAGGCCATGAGCAAGCTCCGCCAGATCTACTCCGGCACCGTGATCACCGAGGAACATGGCGCCGTCATCTTTGATCGCAGCAAGGCTCACTACATCCGCGATCACTTCGCCGGACGCAAGATCGCAATCCTCTATTGCTTTGACGCCGAGGGCAAAATGCTCCGCGACACCTTTGAAGGACGGCACACCAGCAGCCCAGAAACCTTCAACGCAGATCCGCAGTCCATCTACATCGGTCAAGTGCAGTCAAGCCGCGAAGGCGTCAACCTATCCAGCGCCGATGATCTCATCTTCATCGGTGTGGACTACAGCGCCCTCTCGTACCTCCAAGGGCGAGACCGGGCCAGCTATCTAGGCCGCGACCGTGCCAACCGCGTTCACTTCATCTTTGCTGAGCGGTCAGTTGAAAGCCGCGTGTATCGTCTTGTTAAGGACAAGCAGACCTACACGCTGAAGCACTTTGGCAAGGACCGAAGCCAGCTATCAATCGACGCTGATCAAGCGTTACGAGCAGGAGGGTTGGTATGTGCTGAAGTTGATCCAGACCAACAAGCCAGGCATCCCCGATCTTGTTCTGATGAAACCAGATCAGATCAGGTTTGTGGAGGTCAAATCAGCATCTGGGCGGCTCTCCAAGATCCAAGAGTATCGGCATGAACAGCTTCGTCTGGCTGGGTTTGATGTGGCTGTAGACCGAGATCAAGCTTGACAGCGTAGCCGAAGCTGCTACGTTTGCCGGGCAGGCAACCAAGCGCCTTGAAGCTCGCTAATCCAACTCACATCCGCCTCAGCTCTGATCTCCTCCAATGGCTTGATGCTTGGCGTGGTGATCGCATGTCTCGTGGTGCTGCCATCCGCTTCCATCTTCACCAAGCCATGGAGCTTCATCACTATGGCTTCCTTCCAGTAACCAAATCACTGGGCCACAAGTGAGCGAAATCCAATTCGATCAGATCCGCACCTTTCTCCGTGCGCTTAAAAAAACTGCTGACGACATCCGCCTTCGTGCCTTCTACCCCGCTGGTCATCCCTTCAAAGGTGCTGACTCTGGTCGCAAAGGCCCCCCTAAAGCGCAAACTGTTGAGCACTGGCAATCTGAGGGGCGCGGCGTTTATGTCGTCATCAACGATGGCGGTGACACCGACTCCACCATCACCTCCTGCCGTGCTGTCTTTTGTGAATGGGATGACCGCCCTAAAGACTGGCAGGTAACAGCCTGGCAGCACCTCGGCCTCCCAGAGCCCACCATCCAAGTAGACACTGGTGGTAAATCCATTCATACCTACTGGGTTTTTGATCCGCCCATACCCGTTGATCAATGGCGATCTCTCCAAAAACGCCTCCTGGAACACGCTGACGCTGATCGCAGCCTCAAAAATCCATCCCGTGTGATGCGCCTACCCGGCACCCATCACATGTCAGCCAATGGCACCTCAGGTGGTATCGCCGCGATCATCCATCAAACCGATCACTACTACACCCCTGAAGCCCTTGATCGCTGCCTACCTGATGAGCAGATCCACGATCACCTCATAAAAGCTCGTCAAGACACCGCCTACTCCCCGCACACCATCTCTGAAATTGAGGAGGCCCTCGCCTGCATCCCACCTCGTCAACCCGGCACCGGCACCTACCAGATCTATCGCAACGTCCTTTGGGGCCTCATCCATGCCGTCAACGAAGCCGGTGGTGACGATGCCATGGCCATTGACCTCATGCTCAGGCACAGCCCTAACTTCACCGAGGCCCATCAGGTTGCAGCCTCAGGTGGTGACCATATCAACGCGGGCACCTTCTACTACTGGGCAAAGCACTACGGCTGGCAGCCACCACACATCGTCCCTCAAGTCGTTGTAGACCACCCCGAAACGTCCATCATCCCCTCAGGCCAAAAGCTTGCAAAGCTAGAAGCCAACGAGCTGCTCGATCAGTTACGCGATGCAGGCAACCTCCGTTACAACGTCTTCACCCAGCAAATTGAACGCGACTGCCAACCCCTTGAGGGCGCTGAGTTCTATTACCTAGAAATTGCAGAACGCGGTGGCAAGATTGCTAAAGAAGTCGCAATGGATTGCCTTGTCAAGATCGCCAAGGACAACCCCTACGACCCCATTCAGAACTACCTCAACTGGGCAGCAGCCAACAAAGAGCCGACCTACATAGATCGGCTGGCATCGACCTATTTGCGCCCTCAAGACGCGCAGTTGCCTGCTCCAACGCTCTACGACGAGATGATGCGTTGCACCTTAATTGCAGCAGTCAAACGTGCTTTCTGCCCTGGTTGTAAGCATGACTGCGCGACCGTATTGATGGGTGAGCAAGGCGCTCGCAAGTCATCGTTTTGGGGAGCGCTCGGCGGTGAATTTTTCTCTGATGCACTCCGCGACATCAAGTCGAAAGATGACGTGCTTGTCCTGCACATGAGCTGGATCATGGAGTGGGCAGAGCTGGATCACCTCACCGGCAAGCAGCACGCAGGCATGGTGAAGGCGTTCCTCAGCCAGTCCACAGACATGCTGCGCGTGCCCTACGGCAAGAGCGTGGAGCACTTCAAGCGGCGCGGCATCATCGTCGGCTCTACCAACCGCGACAGCGGGTTCCTGGTGGACGAAACAGGCAACCGCCGGTTCTGGGTTATCCCTGTCACCTGCACGCTTGAAAATCCCATCAACGTCTCTGGCCTGCTGGCTGAGCGTGACGAGATCTGGTCTGCTGCTGTTGCCGCCTACCGCAGGGATGAACCCAGTGCCCTGTCCCTTGAGTCGGAAGCGCTGGTCGCTCAGGAGAATGCGGATTATTTGGTGGAGTCGCCATGGCGCTCTCCTATTGCTGCATGGCTGTCGAGCCCTCACAACCAACTCAAGGACATCACGACTGACCTGCTTCTGACCGAGGCCATTGAGAGGCCACTGGAGCGCCAGACACGGTTTGACCAGCAGCAGGTGGGAACGATCCTGCGGGATCTGGGGTACAGCAGAAAGAAGCGCAGAGTTGGGAACTGTCTCAAATGGGTCTACTCACGAGACTGACTTGTTCCTATCTGTGGAAAAGCCGTTGGGAACAAAAAAATCCAGTGAGGCAAAGCGTTGTTCCTATGTTCCTATGTTCCTATCTATATATATATATATATATATATTAGTAGTATGGTATAGTGGTGATACACACGGGGGGGTTGCGGGTAACTCCCTGGAATCAATGGGAACATTGGGAACATGGGAACACCCAGTCTCATGAGATTTTTGGGGGGCAGGGCTCTCTCGCCGCCAAGCCTGTTACGATGAGCAGGCGATGGGGCGCCCTGGTCCCCTTGATGCTTGGCATCACCAGGGCGTTTTTCTTTCCCTTGCGCCATGCTCATCACAATCGACCCCACAGACCTCCAGAAGCTCACAGGCAAGCTTTCGGAGCTGGGGAGGGTCCAACTGCCTAGAGCCGCCTCTACGGCCCTCAACATGACCGTTAAGGACGTGCGTAGGGACTTGCAGGACGGCGCTAAGGCTACCTTCAGGAGCGTGGTGCCCTTCACCGTCAATTCGTTCCTCTACACCCCATCCACACCGGATCGCCTTGAGGCTGTCGCCTTCATCCGCGACGACGCGCCCGGTGGCAACCCACCAGCGCTCTACCTGCTCCCGCAGATCAAAGGCGGCCTTGCCTACCGCACACGCTTTGCTAAGTCGCTTCAGCGGGCAAGAGACCCATCCCGCTACGGCGGCGGTGGTGCCATCCTCGCGCCTAACCGTGTCATGGCTCCCACCCAGTCCCCCGGCGGGACGCGCTTCACCGCGCAAGGCAACATGACCGCTGGGCAGTACACCTCAATTCTTGCTGACATCAGCAAGGACTATCAAACATTTTTGAGTGGCGCTGGTGGCCGCAAAAAGCCAAAAAGTAGGGCAGCAGATAGATATTTTTATATGAACCAGACCATGGCCGATGAGCGTCGTAATTTGCGCAACAACAAGCCTGGCGTTTTTCTGCGTCGCGGGGATAAGCTGATGCGAGTTATGACGGAGATTCCTACACCAAACCTTCCGGCTAAATTTCAATTTGAGCGCATCGGCCAAGCCACAGCAATGCGGTCATTTGCGCGATACCTCGGGCAACAAAAATTTTTGTGAAGTTCTTGCGGGGTGTCGGTTTAGGGAGGGCTCAGTTCTTGCGGGGTGTCGGTTTAGGAAAAGTGCTCAGTTCTTGCAAGGGGTCGGTTTAGGTCAGTACCGGAAAGAGGTCGGTTTGGGGTTACTGACAAGTACATTTGTACTATCGGTGACATCTCGGTTTTTGATAATGAGAATCATTCTCAATAACGGCGACCGCGCCCGGAGCCCTACACACGCTGCAATTGAGAATCAATCGCAACAACGCGGCGGCCTGCCCGCCTTCGTTGCAACTGAGAATCAATCGCAACAACGCGGCGGCTTGGGCGTGCCCGCCCATCGGTTGCCTAGGTGCGGCCCGAAGTTATGGGGGGCCGCTCGGCGCGGCTATACGTGCGGACCGCCCCCGCTTGGCGTGGTTGCCGTATTGTTAAGAGTTGTGACAGTTTTGGTCTAGGGGCCAGCCGTTAGGGCTCATGGGCGGCAGATTGGCCGCAAGCGGGAGCCCATCGCTTCCCTCCCGCTTCCCTTGATCCGTGATCTTCTCTCTTCTTGTTTGGCTACTGCTGCCAGTGCTGGCCGTGGTGGTCCTGATCGACCTTGCAACCATGAGCACCGAGCGCCGCGCTCGGATGCTGCGCCGCGCTGGCCTTTCGCAGGCAGCCATTGCCCAGCGTCTAGGCGTGAGCCGCTACCGGGTACGCCTAGCCCTTGCCTGATCCCTCCCCCCCCATCGCAACCCTCCCCCATGTTTCAACTGATCGCATACAAGGGCACCGCTAAAGGCTGGGCCCCTATTGGTCGGCCCCGGCCCTTCGCTGACGCCTGCCGCCTGATGCGGGCCGCTAACGCCATTAATGGCGATGTTTGGAGCTATCGGCTCCGCTGCTTGTCGGCAGAGCTTCCTTCCTTTATCTGAGCCCATCCCATCCCATCCCATCCTTCACGCCATGACCGCAACGATCAAGACCGAGTTTACGCCAAACGGCAACCGCTATCAGTACGACCAGGGTTTGCCTGCTGACTTCGCCCAACTCGACACCAGCGAGGACGCAAGCTATTTCGGCAACTGGGCCAGCGCCAAGCGGCTGATCCTGTTCAGCTACTGCGAGGGAGACTGCACCACGACCGAGTGCGAGACGGTCGAAGAGTTTCGCCAGGAGATCGAAAAGTTCCAAACCTTCTGTCAGCGCGTCGGCTACGACTTCCTCGGGATCGATCCCGGCTGGGTCCACACCGACGAGCAGCTCCAGCCCTGGCGGAATGCCGGGCTGGCTCACCTCATCCACTGATCCCGCTATGCCTTTTACGCTCTGGTTTTTTACAGACGAAGAACCCAACGACTCACCTGAGTACGTCAAGGAGGGAGAGTTTTTAACCCTTGAGGAAGCTGAGGACCGCTTGGCCAACATTGGCTCTAGGTGGTTCTTTTACCCTCACGCAACAATCACGGACACCACTGGGGCAGAAGTGGCCACCTATTACGCCGAGCCCTGACCCATTACCACAGGCCCCAGCAATGGGGCCCACTACCCATCCCATTCCATCCCATCCCATCCCATTACATAGATGCCAAAACTCAGTAAGCTCCCAACCCCCACCTCTGGCTCCGTTCTCCTTGACAGAGAGGATGCTTCGGCTCTGGCTCGGTTCTTGTCCGAGCATCTCCAATACGACGAGGAGCCCGAGCTCTCATTCTGGGAGCCCGTCCTCTCTCGCCTTCTCTCTTCTCTCTCCTCATGAGCTCCTCTTCTCTCTCCGTCCTCCCAGCCCCTACTCTGCACGCTTGGACTGTTGATCACACGCCCAACCAGAAGCTGATGGCCGAGATCAGGTTCACCTTGGGGGCGCTGGATGCAGCGGGTGCTGATCATGTGACTGATATTTGGATCCAAGAGCTACACCTGATCAACGGCCACCCAAACCTCAAACGTTGGACCACTGGCGCCTTATACCTGATGCAGCGCGACCTGATGCAGGCTGAACTAGCCAACACCTGACCACCAGCACCACGGCCACCACTGAGCCCCTAGGCCATTGCCTAGGGGCTTTCTTCATGCCTGCCTGCCTGGCCTGCCTGGCCTGCCTGGCCTAGGTGGCTGCTGCAAGGCCCTGGAAGGCCCCTTGGGTCGCCGTGCGGGCTACAGTACGGGCTCAGATTCAAGGCCCCTTACAGGCGATTCTGAAGGGGCTGGACTTTAGCGCGTCACGCTGCAAGCGTAGCGTCTAATTCTTTATAGTCTGCTGCCGCTACAGTAGGCTACACTTAGGGGCCGCACGAGTAGGCTATACATAGGAGCGACACAAGTAGGCTACACTTAAGGCCCGCACAAGTAGGCTATGCTGAAACGGACACACAAGTAGGCTATGCTTAGGGGGCACACTTGGCGGGAGCCTGGCGACCTTGGCCGGGACGTTGTGGGTCCTCCCGATGTAGCTGTCCTCGGGTAATTTCGAACCCCGGCTCTCCGCTAGCGCCAGACTTGCACGAGTCTTAGTCTGTCAACTATATTCGCACTGTGAGACCGAGCTAAGTCAAAAATGCGGCATTGTACGCCAGGGATCTATGCTTTGCCACTAATCGCCCCTATCTGCCCTTAGGTGTCCCTAACAACTGCTAAGGAAGCCGTAACCACCGCAAAAGTGGCTGAGCAGCTAGGCGTTTCGCAGCCGAGAGTGTTCCAGCTCAAAGCTGAAGGTCGCTTTGACGGAGCATGGACCAAGCGCAAGGGGGTGTTGCTTTGGGACCTTGAGCTTGCGCAGAAGTGCTATGACAGCGGCTTTAACCAGCGGCTGAAGGAGGAGAGCCCTACCAGGAAGAAGACAAAAGACCTTGAGATCCCAAACTTCAATGAGAGCAGGGCCAAGTCAGAGCATTTCAGGTCTGAGCTGGCCCGCTTGGATCTTGAGACCAAGGAGGAGCAACTGGTTGAGGCTGCTCGTGTTGAGCTTGAGGCTTTCAGTGCTGCTCGTGCTGTACGGGATGCTTTGGGTAATATTCCTGACCGGGTTAGCAATCAATTGGCTGCTGAGACCGATCCAGTCGCTATCCACCAACTGTTAACGAAGGAGATCCGCCGTGCGCTGGAGACTTTGACAGATGCGTGATGGTGCCGCGATTTACCGTAAGGCGTTTGTAGAGGGGTTAAAGCCTGACCCTGACTTGACGGTGAGCGAATGGTCTGACGCTTACAGGATGCTGAGCAATAAGGCGAGTGCGGAGCCGGGGCCATGGCGCACCGACCGGACACCGTATCTGAAGGAGATTATGGATGCGATGTCTGCCAACTCACCTGTGCAGCGGGTGGTGTTCATGGCGGGTGCGCAGCTTGGCAAGACCGAGGCGATCAACAACATTGTGGGTTACATGATTGCTCATGCACCAGGGCCAGCATTATTTGTGCAGCCGACGATTGAGATGGCAAAGCGCTTAAGCAAGCAGCGGCTGGATTCATTGATTTATGAAACGCCTGCCTTGGCTGGGCTGGTGGCACCACCAAGGAGCAGGGACGGGGATAACACGATGTTTAGCAAGTCTTACCCAGGCGGAATCTTGCTGTTGACGGGTGCCAATTCTGCAACTGGCCTAAGGTCTGCACCTTGTCGGTGGGTGCTGTTGGAT